CTCCTTATAATCTCAGCCATGTCCTCATGGCCTTGTTGCCTCATAAGAGCCCAAATAGTAGTTCTCTCACTTTGGGCCATTCTATTCATATAGAAAATCAATATTTCCTTCAACTTATCTCTATGTGCTATCGCTTGATCCCGTATAACTGGGGGAGCATCTTTGGATACCACCATAATCTTGTTCATAGCCATTTCAGCCATTTCTTCTGGCGAATGACCTCTGTTGTTACTGGTGAACACAAAAGGATCTGGTATCGCCGTATGGCTTTCACTATCGAACATTACGCAACGTCTCTCCTGACTCTGTCGTACCTATACTGATCCCTAGTCTGGAGACCCTCACCAAGATTCTTCAGCCACTGAAGAGACTCTTGGAATCTAGCGTTATATAGTTGAAGCATATCAGCCTCACCCTTCATAAACGTATACGCTTCCACCAAACTACCATACAAGAGTGCTAGTTCTGCATTGTCCCCTAAGTAACTCGTGCCATCTCCACTAGCCGTAATCGAAGTAGGTCTATAAAAATAATGAACTTCCATGGTGTAATTTGAGTCAGGAGTTGGAGCCAACAAAAAACTGTCGCTGTC